GAGAATAATCTAGTGGTCCATGAATAGAATTGGGAGCCTTTGACCTAATGTCTCGGTTATTTGCCTTAATTTCCCGTAGCATCTCTTCAGTCAAACGCTCATTCGATAGAATATCATAAATTTGAAAACAATCAGTATTACCAGAAAAGGTATGAATTCCGGCATCTTGAACCCTACCACTTCGAATGAATACAGTAAGGTCATCTAATTCATAACCCGATAGGTCGAAGTAGGTTTCATAATATGCCATCGCTTTATTCTCAACTCCTTGCCACTGTGACATTTGGTCTAAAGGTGACTTCATCATAATAGGGCCACCGCTTGTCGTACCATCATCCCAATACATGTAGGCTTGCTCGGCCTGTTTTGTCATAACTCTAGTTCCAGTCAATGCTCTAGTTGAAGTGCTCTTTTTCTTAGCCATGTTACTTCATCTCCTTATTGGTTAAGCGTCGGGCTTCTTTCCCAGCCTTCTTGAAGCCATCTTTCTTCCATCCGCCATTTTTTTTCTTATACTTAGATTCGACTTTTTTGAAATTCTTGGCATACTTTTTGTGCCATTCAGGTACTTCGCGTTTTTTCTTCGTTCCTTGCGCTCTAGCGCCTTCTAGGTCCGGTTCCCTACCTTCTCGTCTTGAAGCGTGATATTCTTCGATTACGGCCTTATTTCTTGCCCGATTTTCTAGGGCTTTGTTTAGCATAGCACCGAAGAGATCTACCAAGAGATTGAATTCATCATCATCCAAAGTATCACCATCAGTTGTCTGAAGCGGTACTTTGAATCGCTATTGCCATCCAATCCTTTTGAGATAGTTTCACAACGCGGCATCGAACTCTAGCGGAAATGCTGACATCTGTTGTTCCGATTGCGCCAACAGTGTTTCCACCGACTAGGTATAGAGTATCATTTACGACCATAAAAGCCTCGCTCAAGTTAGCAGGGCCAAAGTTATCGGGGTACAAATCGGAGGTATGAGTTCCGATATTGGCCGTATGGTCAATACTTAGAGAACCGGAGGCGATTAATGATTGGTCGTCTGCGATAAGTAGGGTATCGGAGGGGTTCAAATCAGTTAATTGGACATCAAGTGAAGCATCTGCCGCCACCATTTTTTGAACTGCGCCCGAACCATCTGCATTTTGATACACAAAATCGACGGATTCAATTGCGATTGCTTGTCCAGTTGGTACATTCACATATGCACCCAAGTCTATTGTTGAAGAAACTCTAGTCCCTGCGGCTGAATTAGCGGGAAGAGTAACTGTTTCTGTTAGGTAAAAACTGCCTGTTTTTGCGGTTGCCATGATTTACTTTTGATACTACATAGTCTATATACATCTTGTTTCCGTTTTCTTGAACATCTATTCCGGCCTATGGCTAGATTTGGGGACCTGTCCCCCGAATCTATCCCGAACGAATCTTAATTTGAGTTATCTATTTAATAAAAGCCAAAATAGGACATATCATGGGGGAATATAAGACCATCATCAGCGCAAATGTGCCCGTGAGTTTGGCGGACGCATTGAAGAACAAAACAAAGGGAACTAGGAGCAGGGTTGTCGAGCGTGCTTTGAGAGCATATCTAGCGGACAAAGAAGCATTTGACATAAATGATCTACCAACTCGTCAATTGATGGCTTGCTTATTGTCTAGAGATGATTGCTCGGACCCAACAAAAGCGGTACTTCTAGCGGAGTTGAATTCATGAAAAAGAAATTTGACAAATTTAATTCAGATAAGAGATGGTGGTTAATCCAATTAAGAGGCCACGGATTCTCACAACAAGAAATTGCGGATATGCTGAATGTTTCTCAACAAACAATAGCCTATCATCTTGGAGAATTGAAGAAAATAATCATCAAAAGATATCCATTTTTAGACCCAATTGATGATTGAATCGAAAGAGATCTACCGTCAGTAGTCAAATTGGTCCCAAGTGTATCTATCAGCATACCTCATATCAGCATCGCCACGCTCTCGCTCATATTCTAAATTCGAATAATAATCTTGTTCAAGCATATATGATTGCCAGTCCAATTCTCTTGGTAGATCTCTTTCAAGAATTTCTATTTGTTCTTCTTGAGTTAATTTGTATTCACCCGTTGCTAATCTAGACATATCATCATCATTAGGGTCTAACTGATAGGGTTCAGGACGATAATTGTCACCAGCAGGATGTTCTTGAGGCGGTAATGATTCCTTTGAAACTTCAATTAAATTTCTTCGAATCACTGTCACATCATCAGGCAATGATAGTATGTATTGTGCTCTTCTCATGTAGATCACAAATCTTGAGCGAGTTCATATGAACGCTTTTGGCGCATGATGTATGCCAAATCATCTTCCTTCCCTACTTCAGCCACTAGAACAAAGGTTGATGCTGGGACTAAAATGAACTCATCATTTTCAGGTGTAGTAGTGAAAACAATGATTCTATACCACCATAATTTTTGAACAGTAGTTGCTTGACCGCTTCCGAATCTAACATCGCGACAATTTAACATTAAATCTGGTAATGATGTCAAGTTAGCATTCTTCGAGAATAGTCGATATCGGCCATAAATGACCTGAGAATAATCTAGTGGTCCATGAATAGAATTGGGAGCCTTTGACCTAATGTCTCGGTTATTTGCCTTAATTTCCCGTAGCATCTCTTCAGTCAAACGCTCATTCGATAGAATATCATAAATTTGAAAACAATCAGTATTACCAG